CTCTAAGTGATCTTTGATCTCTCTCAATATCGCGCTTTTACCCGTTTGTGTGTGGCCTGTAACAGTGATCTCAATAGTTTTAGTTTTCATAATTCTCTCTCCCGTTATCGTTAAGCTCTGTGTTATGTGTAGTAGTTTTTAGTCTCATCAGAAGCAGGGGTATAGTAACCAACCTGTTTAAACCCAAACTCTGTAACTACGTAAATCTTGCCGTTCTTATAAAACATATTACTCTCTCCCGTTGTCGTTGGTGTTATGTGTCTTTCAGTTTCTTAATCATTCTTTCGCCAGCCAAAAAAGCCTTAATCCGAGAGGTGTACATATTCTGTGACAAAAGCCCTTTGCATCTTGCGCTTGTTGTTATCCTGTAGCGCCATTTAGTTATAGGGTTGCAATAAGCACCCACAGTTCTCTCTGCTTCAACAGTTGTCAATTTAAGTTCCATAAATTCTCCCGCTGTCGTTAAGTCTCACATACGCTTCACAATCAGCGATAGAGCCTTGGAAATAAACGGTTTCATAACCACACTCATCGAGTTCAACCACCTGATAGGTGTCATTTGATAAGTGCCTAACTTTTAATTCTGTGGCCATTTTTATCTCCCGTTGTTACTTCAGCATCAGTTTCAATCCACACCCTAGCCCCACAACTTAAAGGCTTATCAGGGCTATACACTACGGTACTCTCGCCATGTATCTTGGCAGCGAAGCACTTGGTGTTATCCTTGTAAGTCTTAACAGTTAGGGGCGGTTCAACCACACCGTCAGTTGCCTTAGCATTACGCCTTATAACGTGCTGATTAACATGGATTCTAGTTTTCATTTGTTCCACCTGCTCGGCCACTCTGGGCAAGGCATTCCATGACCAGATAGCCAGCGATTTATGACATCATATATTTTTGATGGCTCATCACTGTCAAGTTCTTCAGTGCTGTTGAATTTCTTCTTAACCATAGCAGCCTGGAAAGGTTTCCAAATATTTTCCTTAACTGTTGACTCATTCCACGGAACCTCAACACCCTCCTTAATTAGCTTAAAAACGGCAATCTGGTCACATCCTGAGTCGTTTAATTGACCCGCTAGCTCCCTACACCATAGGTGCAAAGAAGCTCTCTGAGAGTCGGTTTTAGGCCGTTTTGGGCTATCTGCGACCTCTATTGTGACTATGTAGCCGTTTTTTGAATCAGGAATCCTTGAATTTACTATTCTAGGCACAAGCTCACTCTTATGGTTTACTTTAAACTTCATAGCCGATTTCCCTCAAATAACTTAAAAAACCTTCTGTTGGCTCATTGCAAGCCAACTCCTCATCACTAGGCGGTAATGATCTAATGTTTTGTCTTTTTAAATATGCAACAACAACATTGGTTTTTACTTTTAGCGCCCTAGCTATCTCTTCCATAGGAATATTTGAATTAACGTACATATAACTAACTTTCTTTTTCTGTTCCGGTGTCATCTTCTAAAACCCTCACCTCTTCTTTTCTAAAGCCCTCTTCAACAGAGTCTACCATGTTTTTAAATTCTTCTTTGATTATTCGCCTAATATAATCTGAATCAACTCCACAAATCTCACTGTGCCAGATAACACCATTAAAATAATTTTTAGCATTTAACACCAGCTTCTTGTCTTCTATAGAACCAGCAGCTAAATATGCGTGTCTAAAATTAAACTTATCAATTAATGCAGTGTGAATAACTGACAGCATTAGTTGTTTTTCTGGAGAAGTCCAAACATTTAAAGTGGTATCAAACCCAAAAGAAACAGATAACCTTTGAACAATATTGTGAATCATTATTGCAATGTATTTTGTTTTTTTATCTTTTGGGTTAAAACCCCTTGTTCTTTTCAAACCTTATTACCTCTAAATAAATTCATAGTTTTATTTTCAAAAGCAGTAAATTGTTTGCTTTGCTTGTGAAAGTATAACCCAAAATTAGCCTCATCACCGTCTTGCCTGTTCTTTTCTAGCGCAAGCCATACCCCAGGCTGATCGCCAAACTTCTCTTGGTTCTTTTCGCGCTGCTTATTTCTAAAAACAATAAACAATTTATCAGTTAAGTCTGATATCTCTCCAGCGCCACGAATATCATACTTATTTGGCATCTTGCTTTCACTCTCACCCTTTCTCATATGAACAACAAGGTGAATATGCATATTCCATTGTTTTGCCGCAGCCCTTAAGTTGTTGCAGAACTCAGCCTGACCCTCATAGTCGTCACGATTAACGCACATAGTTAAACTGTCGATGACCATATGGTTTATCTTTAACTCTGAGCCAGCATAATGAACTAAGCCAAGCATCCGCTCCTTCTTTACACGACCTTCGCACTCATAAATAAATCCGGTTTCACTTAAGTCATTTAACAAACCTTGGCTGAACTTAACTGACGGCTCACACCCTGCTGCCTGACTGCACACTGAGGTCAATATCTCTTCCGGTTTCATTTCCATACTAGCTATTAAAACCTTTCGACCATTTAGCATGAAGTGAGTCATCACATTTGTAACAAGCTCTGACTTGCCATGCCCGTTTATGCCAGCCCAAATGCTTAATTGACCCTCACCACACCTGACGTAATCGTGAGTCTTAGCCCACGGTAACTTATCCCCAATTAACCTTGCGCCACTCCTTAGATGACTAGCAACCCTCTCTGAATAGCTTGAGAAGTCACCAACCTCTTGACTCTCCTGCTGGCCTATAAAATTCATAAGCTCTTTGTCTGTCAAATCAATTTTCTTCATGCATCCTCCGATTTAATACTTGCCACGCTTTCGCTGCTGTTTGCGGCACTACTCCGTTCCCCAGCAGCCTAATTCTGTCCACCCGATTGGGACCCCCATCAACCACTCTGTCCAGTCTGGGTTCAGCAGTCCAGTCGGCTTTGATTCTTCCTTGACTTTCGCACAAAGGTAGCTTCTTTTGTCCATGTGGATCTGGCTCTTGCTCCCCACTGGTCCGCAATCCTTGTACTCGCTCGCCCTTGGTGTCGGCCAACTCTTGACCTCCTGATAAATCTCTACAGCTCTGGGGTTCACCTGCTCTCTCAGATTGGATGGCCTCGATCTGCCCTTCCTTTGCCCTGTAGCCATCTTCAGAGTCGCTTCCTCGCTTCTCTGCGGCAAATAATCCATTGTATTCGGAGTCGCCCATGATGTAGACTCGTTTTCTTTGGTGAGGCGCGCCAACTTCGCTCGCTGAGAATATTCCCCACGTTGCTCTATAACTATCTTCTTCCAAGTCGCTGATGACGCTGGAGAGTCCAAGCGAGATGTGGCCTTCGACATTTTCAAAGAAGACCCTAGAAGGTCTAATTGCTTGTGTATGTCTCCGAATAAGTGGCCAAAGATGTCTTGAGTCTCCTTCTCCTTCTCGCTTACCTGCCGTGCTAAACGGCTGGCACGGATACCCGCCAACGATGATGTCAACTGCATCTCGAAACAAGTGCGCTGGGAAGGTAGCAAGAGATGTGTACACAGGTGCCGGAACCAATAATCCCGCTTCCATTTTCGCAAGCAAGTTTGCAATTGCATAGGCTTCGATCTCACAGTAAGCGATGACTCTATGTTCGACTCCAATAAGGTCAAGTCCTCTTTCGATTCCACCGTAGCCAGAACAAAAGCTGATGACGGTTGGTAATTCTTTGGTATTATCCACATCTTAATCCTCCGATTAAATCCAAGTTAATTTGGGTGAACTGCTTGTATCACCCTTTTTGATTGTTAATACATCCCACTTCTCTCTTAACTTTTTAGGGCTAAGAACATTTGACTGCCAAAACTTATCGCTATTGGCATAAGCAAAAAGATCATTTATCTCATCATGAGAATGACCATCACTTTCACGCATTAATCTGATCTCATTTGACCACGAATCCATGTTTGGTTTCTTGTGCTTTGAGTTCAAATTAAGCAATTTTTCATAGATACTTTCAGCGACCTTTCTGTCCTCTTCAGTCCAGCTTAGGTTCTTTTTAGGTTTACTTGTAGGTTTGTGTCCCAAATTTGGCACTACCCCCTGTCCCATATTTGGTACTACCCCTGTCCCAATATTGGCACTACCTATACTCAGTGTGTACCAGTTACTTGAGCCAGAAACCTTTACCCTTGAGAGCAAAGATTTATCGTTCAACAGACTTAATGCCTTGAGAACAGTTTTTCTTTCTAAGGATGTCTGCCTAGAGATATAATTAACACTAGGATTACATTGACCAGTGTCAGCATTATGGCAATCTGCGAGGCACAGAAGCACCAACTTCTCAGAGGAAGGCACTTGTATGTCCCAAGCCCAGAAAGTCGCTCTCGCGCTCATACAGAGCCTCTCAGGGCTAAGTAAGACTGCAACTCCTCTTCCTTTTCCTTAGCGGTCTGGGTTTTACCCTGCTCTCTCCTTGTTTTTGCTATAGAAAGATGGATTTCTCTCCAGTCAGAGTCTTTCTTGATTTCTCTGTGTGACCTTTGCTGGTAACCGTCCTCTGGGAAAAGCTCAACTGGGTGCATACCTACTGACTCAATCACATCATTAGCACCACAACCAGTCCAGCACTTAATCAAAATATTTCCATTCTGGGCAAGGTCAACATACAAAGAAGGCTTGGTGTCATCATGAGCTGGGCATCTTGCAATCCATGACT